CGTTACGTTTACATTTATACATGATATATATGTAAAGATAAGAAAGAGATTTTTTAAGGATTATCGTCATTATTCTCATTATTATTATGAGTTCGATATTCCGAAATTTTACCTTACTTTTCAAGGTAAACCCCTATTAGAATCTATGCGCACATATATAGATTATAATATACATAATAGGGATTATGTCTTCTTAGAATATGCAACTCTTAACGGAGGTGCTAATAATTCTCCTGATTCCCTAGTGTGCGCTATTCAATTATGTATTGATGAGGATTATGTATCTTTGATAGTGCCTTCAAGATTAAATTTTTTTGGTTTGATTCGTCATCTGACACAGAATTATATACATCCATTTTATTTGTCTCGACCGCATTATTTTCGTATTTCTTATCAATATAGAGAGGCCACATCCAATTCTTATGAGGTAGTTCGATATTATGAATCAATACCTCGATCTTACTGGTTAGATCCAATTTGCTCTGATATAACAGTTTCACTTTTATCAGATTTTAGTGATTTCGATGAATCAACTGATTATAGAGGGTATTATGATACGCGCTACTTTGACAGTTTGCGACCACAATCTCTTGTTGAGAATTCTTATACATGGGTTTGTAGTCAGATAATACCTCACAAGTATTCCCAAGAGTATATTATAAAATTACTCGAAGATTTAATGATATTAGTAAATGGGATTAGAAAGAGTATAAAAGATAATTACAATATGAGTACCATTATGGAATACATCATTATATTTATTAAATTACGAAGTCAAGATTCCCTAATTAAAACATTGCGTGAGAGTGGTATTATAGATTATTTTCACATATTGTTGAAGATTGTAAAGAAGGCTTGCGTCCTCAATCGTCGCATCCTCTTTTTGAATCGGCTAGACGAATATTGGCCGATATACGTTTGGGCAAAGAAACTGAGTTTTATACCACAGCGTATCGGATTGGATTATATATTTTAACCACTTCTTTATTTAGCAATGCTGATCTTATTCTTGAGAATATGGGTTACAATGCATTTGAAATTAAACATTTGAAAAAGAAGAATAGAATGTCTGGCAATCTTGCTTTGGATTTAGCTGAAGGAGCTGTCTATCTCCTTGATAAGGGACATCAAATTATCTTGACTAGATCTTTTGATTGTTTGTACCATGACGAATCCGAGTATGGTCAATTGTATGATACTATAATGGACCTCAAAACTAAGCAACACGCCTTAGCTAATCCAGAAGCATTTGGATTTACGGAATCGTGGTATATAAAAACATTGAATGATACTATGGATAAGTTAAAGAGTGCTATAAAATATGTCGGAAAGATAGATCCTAAAGAAGTGAAACAATTTCGTCAATATCTCTACGAATTGGAAACAATACGTATATCACGAGTGTTGACTATGATTACCCAGGAATTTAGACAGGCTCCTTTTTCGATACTTTTTTATGCTCAACCCGGTGTAGGAAAATCTTCTCTTTTGAAGATATCTTTTAAACATTTTGCAGCAATTCATAATTTGCCTCCGGATGAGTGTTTT